CTCAAATGAATTGAATCCCCAACTTGGTCTATAGACCATCATGTCTATATTCCGGCCAAAGAAGCTTCATTTCAACCTTTGTTGAAACTTCCCTTCTTGATGTTTCACATCATATCAAAATTAGCATTTGAAAGAATATTAATGAAATCAAGATTATTCGCCATATATGGTGAATTTTTATTGACTTCAATGAATTTATTAACTTCTTGGAATCCCTTATTAAGGGTAGTTCCAATAACGAAAATAGATTCATATTTCTTTCTTTGCTTATTATAGATTGAATCGAAATCCAAAATTCGTACTTTGGTTACATATTCATAAATATTTGATAAATTCTTATCAACATTTATATAGTAATCAGCGTATAAATTATGGACTTCATTTTTAATACCGTTAAAGAATGGTCAAACTAAATTTAATTTAATATTGACATTTTCTAACATATTAGGAGATTCACCAAGTTTAAGGCTATTGAAGTTCTTTTTAAGATCTTCTAATACCTTAATTTTGGAACTGACACTAGATTTTAGACCAATTGCCATAATCATTTTTAATGATTTCATGGTTCTTGGTATTGAGACATTATCTGTTGAGATTAGTTTCTTAGCAAATAATTGTTCCAATTTATTTTGGTCATCATAACCAAAATTCATATCTAATGTTCAGTTAAAATCTATAAGTCTACTTTTTACTTTTTGATTTAAATGAAAGATTATTTTTCTTCCATTTTTAATCAAATAAGTATTATTATAGAGTTTTGATATTGAGTCCACTAAACTGTAACTAGAAGAGTATCTATTTTTCTTAATTTTATAAAAATCATATAGTATTGAGAATACTATAGTTTTATTATTAAAATTATGAATAATACCTCTACTAGGTAATCCAGTGAATTCAAAACCGTTTTTGAATCATCTTTTAGCAAATTCATAAGTATCTTTCGATACATGTGTTTTTGTTATAGATAATTCAACTCCTAAAGATTTGATAATCTTTATATATCTTTTAGCAATTTTATCATGTTTTATCACGATATCATCACCTAAGATAATATATTGATTAAAGTTTGGAACACCTTCTAGATGTGCACAAAAATGTACAACTAGATGGTGAGCCAACGTGAACATTATTCAACTAGAATATGTTCCCATTGGTTGTCCTGTTTCATATGAAACAGTTCCATTCTTTTTATCAAATTTTATGGATCCAAGATGATCAGATCAGGCTTTAGCATACTTGTAATCATACATTTCTGCTAATAGTCTTCTCTGTAATTCTCTTGGAAAACGATCTGTTGCTGAACTTAAATCTAATGATCAATAATTTTCATCATTAGATTCTCATTCTGAAATAGGATTTTGAGTAAAAGTTCTGTCTTGAGGAAAGTTTTTAATTTTCTCAAAACAAACCTGATGTAATTTCTTTAATAGTACTTGTGTATAATAATCCACAATTGCTATTACTCGAAATTTACCTTCAGGATCTTTTACAATAGATAATTTACCAGTGGTATCAAGATGAGGTTCCAGTTTTAAAGTCTCAAATTTTGGACTTCAAAATTTTATTGATTTATCTAATCAATTTGGAACAAAATCTCCTACAGATAAATCTTTAAGGCGTTGGATATATTTAGTATCCATTACCATAAGATTTTTGTGGGCTGATAAACTAGCTTTCCCTTGAGGTCCACCTTTTACTGAAAGGTAGAAATCTCTCGGTGTAAACCTTAACTCCTCTTGTGTTATTTTTAGATTATTCTTTTTAACGAATTTTCTAATATAACCAATCGGAATTATGAATTTACAAGTTGATTTATCAGTGATACTCTTAGTATCAATTTCTTCATGTTTTGATAATTCTTGTTTAGGTAGATCTAAAGATCTATTAAAAACAAGAAGAGTCATTACATAAGATAATTGACCATTATCTACTCTATCCTTTAAGAAGAGAAGCTTCTTAGGTCATCCATCTTTGGTTAATCCAATTCCATTGTGATTAATCAATAATGGATTACCACAAATATATCTTGTACAATGCAATCTCATATTTTTAAAGTATTTGATTGCACCGATATAATTGTGGTGTTTTATTAATCTTTCATATAAATATAAAAGATTAATAAAATCCTTTGAAATGAAACTTTTTGGAAAGAATATTGAACATAATCTTTTGATTATTTTAATATTATTTCGCATTAAGTTTTCATTTGGCATGTAACACATGCTTAAGCAAAGTAAGGATAACAGATACTGTTTCTTACTGGAAACCTAAGAAGAGAGGTAGTACAATTGTACGGATCCCCTCTTTTAGTTGGATAAATTAATTACATAAATTAATTTATAGTCTTAGGACTAGAAAATCGAAGAAAT